ACATCATACTTCCGTATGCTTGATTACGATCTATCTGGAACGCAGATGACTAGCAAGCTAGCATCCATAGATGGAATTACCTTCCTCAATCCAACGGTTCTCACCAGCTCTGTATCTGGTGCAACATTCAAGATTCTATCAGTATCTTCGACAAACGATATAGTCACAATCAATCCTATACTGGAAGATTTATCTGGAGAAATACAGCCTCTAGATTATCAACGAGGCTTCACAGGAAGCGGAAGCAAAATAGATACTCCTATAGTCAATTTCAGTGAAACTGATCCGTTCTCCGAGGGTAATTACTAATGTTTAATTCGTATGATAACCAATCTATAAGAAAACTGGTAATTGCCTTTGGTTCATTATTTGATGAAATTTATGTTTCAAGAAAAAATGATACAACATCGGTAATAGAAAAAGTAAAAGTTCCTATTACATTTTCTTCGAAGGAAAAGTTTCTACGCAGATTAGAATCAAATTCCTCCATAACCGATAATGTAAAAACACAGATAAATATTCCCTATTTAAGTTTTGAGGTTTCAAATATTGTATATGACTTCGGTAGGAAAAGAAATAAACTATTAACAACTAATGAGGCTGTTACAGCTGCGGATGGTAGTATTTCTGAAAGCTATAAAACATTCTCAGAAACTCCAATTAATGTAGCCTTCAATCTTTATTTTTATTCTAGAAGTTTGAATGAATTATTCCAAGTATTAGAACAAATACTTCCTTATTTTAATCCAGAATTTAATATTAGAATCAATTTCAATAAAATATTTAAAAATGTAAATATACCAATTGCTTATAGAGATTTTAAAATAATTGATGATTATGAAGGATCTTTACAATCACGCCGAATGATGATTGGAGTAATATCTTTTGTAGCTTCCTCGTATGTCTTTGGTGAAATAAAGCCAACCACCCTTATTGAAGATGTGTTTGACGATACTGTTCCAGATCCAAATCTTGATCTTGATGAAGATCCTGTACCAATTACATCTATACAAATAAGTCCAAGTTTTGGAGTTAATACTTATTTCTTACCATTTGGTCAAAATGAATTTACAAATAATTTAACTTGGACAGAAACCAGTGTTTTTAATCTAAATACTGTTGTTAGTATTTTAACTACAACAAATAGAGTCGTTTATACGCAAATAATTCCTGCTGGAACTTTGGCCCTTACGATAACACAGACTACTAGTATAATAAAAGCTATTTGTGAAGAGTTTAATTTATGTGGAATTGATGATGGAACACAAAGAAAGTTAGTTTTAAAAATCCAAAATGGAACAACCGTGGCTCAAAAAAACTTTAAAGCAGTAATGGATTGTACTACAGTATGTTAGTAAATAAATTAAATGATTTTTTTGAAATAGAATCTGCTGGAAAAACAGCTAACAATGAAATTCAGAAATCATCTGAAAATGATTATGAATATGCCAGAGAAAATTTGTATGACATAATTCAAAAATCAAAAGTTGCTCTTGAGGGAATCATGAAGGTTGCCTCTGAGGGAGATTCACCAAGAGCATATGAAGTCGTGACTCAAATGTTGAAAACCATGTCCGAGATCAATAAAGATCTTATTGATCTGGAGAAGATCAAGAACGAAGCAAATAAGACCACGATAAAGACAACTACAAACAATTCGTTCTTTATTGGTTCAACAAGTGATCTTCAGGATCTAATCAATCCGGAACGGAGCAAGAAAAAGGCTCTAGATATAATTGATGCGGAAGTGAAGAATGTCGAGGAAATTTAAAGGTTACTTAGGTAATCCAAACCTAAAAGAAGCTGGAGTAAAGATTGACTTCACCGAAGAACAGATTCGGGAGTATGTTCGTTGCTCCCAAGATCCAATCTACTTCATCAAGAAGTATGTGAAAGTCGTGTCTCTGGATAAGGGTCTAGTTCCATTTGGATTATACGATTATCAGGAAGACATGGTTAAGAAGATGCATGATAATCGTTATATCATTGCCAAGCTTCCTCGTCAGTCTGGTAAAAGCACCACGATTGTAGCCTTCATTCTGCATTATATTCTGTTCAACCAAAGCATGAGCGTGGGTATTCTGGCCAATAAGATGAATACTGCCAGAGAAATTCTTGGCAGACTTCGCCTAGCCTATGAGTATCTTCCCAAGTGGCTTCAGCAGGGCATCATCGAATGGAATAAGACATCTATTCACTTGGAGAACGGATCCAAGGTTATGGCATCTGCTACCTCATCGTCTGCTGTTCGTGGTGGTTCGTTCAATCTAATCTTCTTGGACGAGTTCGCTCACGTTCCTCAGAATGTGGCCGAAGAGTTCTTTAGCTCGGTTTACCCCACAATTACATCAGGCCAGACCACCAAGGTCTTCATGGTATCTACCCCCAACGGCCTGAATATGTTCTACAACTTCTGGAAGGGGGCTACACGGAAGCCTGGGGACGAGGGAAAGAACGAGTATGTCCCTATAGAGGTATCGTGGAGACAGGTTCCTAAGTACGCTGGGGGGCCTTTGAGGGACGAGGAATGGAAGCAGCAGATGATCGCTCAAACCAGCGAACAGCAATTTGAGCAAGAATTCGAATGCTCATTCCTTGGCTCTTCGAATACTTTGATTAGTACCAGCAAACTAAATTTGTTGCAATTTGATAAACCTCTTGTAAGAGATCCTGGTGGTCTTTACATTTACGACGAACCGAAGGACGAACACGCCTATTTTATTATGGTAGATACGGCGAGAGGTCAGGGTAGGGATTACACGGCCATGGTTGTCATAGACTCTACAGAAAAGCCTCATAGGGTTGTGGCAAGATACCGGAACAACACAATTTCTCCCTTCGACGTTCCTCCTGAATTGTTTGCTTTGGCTACAAAATATAATAACGCTCACTTGCTTATCGAAGTAAACGACATTGGTGGTCAGATTGCGGATGTAATGCACGAAGAGTTTGAATATGAAAACATCATTCAAACCACAATGATGGGCAGAGCTGGACAAAAAGTTTCTTTAGGCTTCGGTCGTGGAACTAAACAAAGAGGGGTAAGAACCAGCGCAGCAGTCAAAAAACTGGGGTGTGCTGTTCTAAAAACCCTAATTGAGCAAGATAAATTACTTGTTAGAGATTATGACATCATTCAGGAATTGATGACTTTTATTTCCAAACATCAAACATTTTGTGCGGATGATGGATATACAGACGATTTGGTTATGTGCTTGGTTTTATTTGGATGGCTCACTCGACAGGGCTACTTTGAAGAGATCATAGACATACAGAGAAAAAAAATTATAAATACAGCAGAGAAAGAGGAGGAAGAGAACACTACTTTTTTTATGGGTTCGCGGGAATTTGATATAGAAAACACATTCAAAGAAGGTAATTCTCTTTGGTTTACCGAGGAATAAAAAAATATGCCATCAATTAACATTTTCGAAAACTCAACGCCTATCATAGCAGGAATTGAAGCAGAGGCTTCATCTCATCTATCAGCCTTTATTTGCGGATATTCATTGTACCACAAAATTACCCAGGCAGACACTACTCAATTGGGTTACAAAATATTTAATAATCCAAATGAACTTCTATCAACATTTGATATTACAGTTTTGAGTGGAGTTTCCTCCGGATTTGCTTCCGGTGCTGGTTTTAGTGGTGGAACTATTCACGACAGAGAATTACACTCAGCTCTAAATTACTTGCAATATGGTGGCATTTTGGTTGCTGCTACTGGAGCCACTGCTCTAAACAACACAAATCTATCAATTGATAGCGTTTTCTGCGAAGATAATTCCAAATTTAATGACGTAATTAGTCTAGTTGCAATGAGACAAGATTGTGTTGGTATTCTAGGATCTTCGGCTGAATATCATAGCGGTATTTCTGCTTCATACCCAACAAATACCTTGGCAATCTATTCAATGTATGGTATCACCGGAATCACTGGAGCTACAAGCATTGATGAGAATTTCTTCAGCATAATTGGAAGAAAAACTAGAGATAGAATGTACGGAGCAAGCGGAACAATTTCTTTACTTTTAGGTTCTGATGTTTCTGGTCTAATGGCTGTATCGGACAATCTATATGGCCCGTGGAATCCTCCAGCTGGAATTAGAAAGGGAGAAATCTTATCTTTCACTAACTTTGAACCCAAACTCAGTGAAACAAATATTGATTCTTTAAATGATACCTATGGAATCAATAGTTTGAGCGGAGTCTATGGTTATCCGGATAGAGTCTTCGTCATGGGAGATTCATCCTTAGAACAAGTAGATTCGGATAGAATGCACATAGGCATTTCAAGACTAATTCTACACATCAAGAGAGCGATCAAACCATTACTACAGGGAGTATTGTTTGAAGTTAATAATTCTTCTACTAGAACAGCACTATCAAATAGTGTAGTTAATATTTTAGATAGAATTAGATCTAGAAGTGGAATTAGAAGCTTTACTGTAGTATGCAATGAAACAAACAATACAGATACAGTAATCAATGCTAAACAATTGATAATTGATATTTCATTCGTACCATATTACACAATTGAAACAGTTACATTTAGATTTGTCCTCACTCAAGCTTAATGGCTTTTACATATTCCATAAAGCAAATAGATTCAAAGAAAGTCGTAGATGGGGGATTTCTCATCTACGACTCTCTTTTATTCAATGTTTTAGGAATAACCAGCACTCATGTTATTTTGGAGTCTGTGAGCGATTTTACAAATTTAATAAACAATGCCGATTATACCCAACTAGGAGCGTCGGTAACTGATTCAGAAGTATTTCTTAAAGAATTAAATAACACATCTTCGACAGCATCTAAAACAAATATAAGAAAAATAGATTTTTATTTTAATTATATTTTAGATGCTCTTCATTATAATTATAACATTTATTTGATAAATGCTTCTACCGAAAGTAACATTTATGATGTTTTTTCCAAATATGATTTGGATTATTTAGTATATGATCCTATTAAGACAACAATTTCTTCGGATTTAATTTCAGAAATAAAACTTAAACAAATACCAATTTTATTAAATGCGTCTATCGATCAAAATTCATTTAGATCATTAGAAAATTTATATATTTTAAATAATCAGACAAATATAAATTATAAATTTGATGATTTTTACGCTAGAACAGAATTGAGCGATGCCGATTTCAATCAATTAACTTTTACAATAGGAGGAGTTAAAAGATTAAAAAGATATTATGGCGATGAAAATATTAATGATGACACCGAATACAGTAATAGTCCATATGTTTTAGTATCATTACTAAGTGATGCAGCTGGTATGATGGCAAGAAGTTATTCTTATTATCCATGGAATAGCCCAGCTGGATTTAGAAATGGTAAAGTCTTAAATCAAATTTTTACAAAAATAAATTTACCGAATATTAAATTTACAGAAACTATAATTCCACAAACACCAGTCGATATAACATTTAATTCTGGAACAGAACTTAAGATTGCTCAAAATAGAGGAATAAACTGTATATTAAATGTATCTGGTCCAAATGGAAAAGAGTATTTCTTATCAACTGATTTTTCTGGAAATACAGCTTCCTCAAACACAATAAAACAAACATTTACTTATGCTAACACATATTCTTATATCGTAAGAAATAGTAAATTTATTTTGAACGAATTCAGATTTGAATTAAATTCTCCAGAAAATAGAGAATTAATAACTAATAGATTAAATGTTTTACTCGAAAATGTGCAGCTAGATGGTGGAATAGACTCTTATGGAGTTATTTGCAACGAATCGAATAACTCCGAATCATCTATAGCTCAAAATATAATAGTTGTTGATATATCATTTAAACCTATACAAAGCCCTTCAACAATAATTCTTAATTTTACTATATAATAAAGAATTTGAGGTAATTCGATGGCAAATAAAATAGATGACTTCATAAATGGATTTAAAGGCGGTACTAGAAAAAATCGCTTTAAGGTAGAAGGAAAATTTCCTGCCAATACAGGTGGGGATGCTTCAAATGTTAAATTGAAATATCACGTTCTTTCCGCTTCTCTTCCAAGCTCAACCCTTGGGATTGTAAATTTCCCATATAGAGGAAGATTAATTCCTTATGTTGGAGATAGAATTTATGAGCCGTGGGATGTTTTGGTATTAGACGATAGAGGTTCTGGCCTGTATAAAGCATTTCAGGCATGGAGCGAAAAGATTAATAATCAAGAAACAAACACTCATGCCTATGGAATTAATGATAGTTGGTTCCAAGGAAATGCGGATGCCATTCAAAATAGTACTTGGAAAATCCATCAACTTAATTTAGCAGGAGTAACAATTAAAACTATTACTCTTAGATCTTGTTGGCCAGGATTCATCAGTCCACTTCAATTTAATATGGCAGATACCGGATTCAATTCATTTGCTGTAAGATTAAATTATAATTATATTAATATTGATGGAGTAAATTTACCTTAATAAGTAATAATTATGTCAGTACAGAACTTTATTACGAATTTTAATGGTGGAACACGAAAAAATAGATTTCGTGTATTTTGTAATATACCTGGATTTTCAATTCCACAAGTTACTGGTACTACTCCCAATACTACGCCAGTTTCTGTACCCTCAGCTGCAGCTGGACAGCCAAACCAAGGAGGTGGATTTGATGATTTTCACGTTTTGGCAGCAGCAATGCCTGCCTCAATTATAACTACTAATCCTATCGACTATCAGGGTAGAAAAATTTTATATCCAGGAGATAGAATTTATAGTGCCGATGGATTCAATGTTTGGACAGTCACTATTCAAGATGATATAAGTGGAGGACCTAGTTCTACAAACAATTTATGGTCCAAATTGCACATATGGTGCAATGGTATTAACTCCAACAATAATAATATTGGAAATACTACATCTGAATCTGAAGCAGACATAACAGTAGAACAATTAAATTTAAATGGAACCGC